TGTATTGGTACTAGTAAATCAAATCTACATTTAATTACAATGTCGTATCTAAACTTTTCGTTTAGTTCGTGTGTTCTTTTTAATCTATTTGATTGTTGTATGCTGTGTAGCATATTGCCACAGAAGCCTCTATGTTTCCAAGGAGTTTCAACAAATGATGCTACTGGGTGTAGCATTTCATTAAGTTTATCCCAATCCTCTTGTGGCTGTCCATCGTCCCAGCTATGGTAAAAGTGATCAACGTTTTTTATATCTTCAAAGAATCTTAACAAGTAAGGAACAGCTCGTAAGCCGGTTCGTAATTGTCCACTCCAACAAATTGCTACTCTAGGCAAGCTCATGAGAACCTCCTTTGTAGTAATCTTTTTCACGTTTAAGTTTAATAGGCATATATGTCTGTACTGGTTTAATATTGTTAGCCTTCATATGAAATGCTAAAACGTGTTCAGGCCCGTATGCTTTATCGTCGCTTGTTTCAAACCATTGACGTTTGTATTTTGGTATACAGCTATAAAAGTCACACATACGATCATAATCAAAACTTGTTGTAGCAAAGTAAACATCACTACATCTATACCTATGACCTTTATCAAAACTTTGATGTATAACGTGTGCTTCGCCCATCTTCATTTGTGATATGTTATAAGGACTTTCAACAAAGTTATCGTATCTCATTCTTACACATATATCATATTCCATAGCATAGTCGTATTCATACTGTTGTTTTAAATGTCCTGCCATCATAACACCATAAAACTGGCTATGGTAGTTAGGGTCGAAGACTGCCCATTCTTTGTCTACTTCAAAGTCTATTGGATCTTCTATAAGCATCTTCTTAGGCTTTAGTATCTTTTTAATTTCGTTAAATTCTGTATCAGTAATGTCTTTAGCTTCGTGATCTTTTAGTTCATGAGCAACGGCATTAGGAGCCGTTTTATTTGTCCAAGTGTGTAAGAAATAATCTATTTGACAATTATCAGGAAACATTTGTCCCCACGTTTCAACACACTCACGCCAAGGGCCTCTTAATTGTCCACTAACACATACAGCTATCTTCATGTTATCCAATTCCATATTCCTCGTAAAGCAAGTAACATATACATTAATTCCATTAATGCTCGAGGTGTGTCTTTATCTTTTATGCCCATATAAATCCATATACTACAAGAGAACAAAGCAACGACCCAGCCCATCCATTGTACAGCAGGATCACCACCACTTAGAATAAACGCTCCTACCATGGCTAGAATAAATCCTATCCATCGCCAGCCATCTATTTCTTTGTAGTATCTTATTTTCATAGTTCGTTTATTACCTGATCAAATACTTCTTCGCCTAGAATGTTATACAATAACACACCTAAGAATATAAACCATAATAACCAAAATACATAATAGCCTAGTTTAGTCCAACCTAATCCTAATATCTTGTATACTGTTTTCATAGGCAAATACTTTTCAAATAGTGTAGTAATATCCCATACAAATTTAAGCATAATAATCCACATGAATGCTCTAAAGTATTTGTTCTTTATATCAGACACTTTAAAATTTGCCTGTGCTTCTTTTACTTTTTTATCGTGTGCTTTATATTTTTCCCAAAGTTTTTTCATTTTATTTGTCCTATGTAGTCACTACATATACCAGCAACGTTTTTATATTCTTCCATAGATTCTACTTTACCCATATGACAAACAATACTCTTATTTGTATAGATATTGTTGTTGCTGTGTGTCCATATATAACCACTTGATGTTAATGTTACGTCATCTTCTTGATGCCAAAAAAAGTTTGGCACTTTACTATCAATCATAAAATGTAATGCTTGTTCGTTTTTAGCATGGCACCATAAGCCGGGTATCTGTAACATTTTTTCATTTACAGAGTGACTAGGTCTATCGTGTCCTAAATATACCATACTGTTCTTTACCCAAACATCTATTTCTACATCATAACCTTCAGCTAACGCTTCGAAGATGTATACAGGGTGATTCTCTCTTTCAAGGTTAGGCCCGTTTATGTTTCCACGATGACTTATAAGTTTCATCCAACAAATGCCTTTTCCTGTACAAAGTTTCCTGCTGTTGACTTGTTACCTTCATGCCATCCTCGTTCTGTTAGGTAGCTTTTCATTTCTGTATTAAAGGCAGTACTACCACACAGCATAACTTTATCTTTTTCTGGAGTAGCTTGTTCAAATACTTTGCCTTCTTTGATTAAGTTTGTAATTCTTCCTGGTCTATAAAATTCTTCTCTAGTAACTGTTGGAATAAAAGTACAATTAGATTCCCTTAATATATTATGGTAAGCATCTTGTTCTTGAATAGTTCTAGTAGTCCATGTAACATAAATTTTATCAAAGTCGCTGTACGTTGCTGGATCACGTAGCAAACTCATAAAAGGAGCAATACCTGTTCCAGTTGCCATCAACCAGAGGTTGCCACCTAGTTCAATGTTTTGTGTTATTAATGTTCCTGTAGTTTTGCCTCCTACATATAAGTCGTCACCAACTTTGATATGTTGTAGCTTACTTGTTAAAGGACCATCAGGTACTTTAATACTATAAAACTCTAGCTCTTCATCATACGGTCCACTACAAATACTGTAAGCTCGTTTAGGAGCAGAGTCATAATCACCCATGCCTACCATAACAAACTCGCCTGCTCTAAACCTAAAAGTTTTAGGTCTCTCTGTTGTAATTTTAAATAGTGAATCGGTGTAGTGTGTAACACCTGTTACTTTAACGATCATAAAAAATGCCTCCATTTAATTTTTAGGTTAGCATATTCAATCGATTTCATCTTAGATTTCCACTCCTCTATTAATGCCATATCCCATTGTGCTTGTTGGGTATTGTCCATATCCCACGGAGTAGGTTTAACCCAACTCCACTTTTTGTCTTTGTTTAGTCTGTTACTTAAACAGTCAAACCCTACAGTATGAACTTCAGTTGCTCCTTTGTCGACAGCATATTTCATTTGTAGTGTTCCAGTAATATCTTCTTCATCGGCTGTACTAGGTATAATAAAATTATCTCGAGTATTCCACTTGGTTATTATATCACCAGTATAGTCTTCGCTAATTGTTTCTGCTGGATCTTTATCTGCTACAGCAATACAATCAACTTTAAATTCTCTGTATTGATACTTTGTACCAATTTTATAATCGTATGTATCGTTAACTATATGTAAGTTATTTCTTAAACTTACACCATTACCTATACATAGAATTTTCATTTAGCATCTCTTTCCGTTAACATAATACCAAATCGTTTAGGATTAGTATAAACCATCTTAAACCATCTACTAGCATCAGCGTCTAGGTCTGCTATTCTAAATTGTAAATCTCTTCTTAGTAACTGTCCGTATTCAGCAATAGCTTCATTTCGTAAAGCTACATTATCAAACTTTTCTAATTGTTCTTTACACCAAGGTTGCATGAAATCATAATTAGCAATTTGTGTATGGTCCCAACGTTCAACGTTAACCATGTAAGTACTCATTCTAGCACCTAGTATAGCCCAGTCGCCGTACGGCATATCTCTTCCTACACTACACCAAATAGCTAAACGGTGTAAGTTCTTCCAATGATTTTTTTCTAAGTATTCCCACTTGTCTGGAAGTATACCTTGATCTAAACTTAACTTAACACCTTCACGTACTCCTGCTCTAAAGGCTTGTTCTGGACTTCCGTTAACAACAACATCACTCATAGTGTCTGCCATTTGGAAGTATGTAACCATCCAACAAAAGTCTACAGCGTCTTGTTCGTTTGTTGCTTTCTCATGACTTTCCATATTAGTAATGATGTGTTTTGGCCAAAGTTTAACACCACCGTTTCCATATGCCAAACCGTTGATAACATTATGTCCACACCAACTGAATACATAGTCCTTTTGTGTTTCATCATCTATTTCTAATTGTTCGTCAAAGAATTCTTCACGTACTGTATTATCGCCATCGATAGTAAACACTCTATCTGTTTCACTTATTTGCCCAGCTTTATTATGTGCCGCATCAAATCCTTTAACACCGTGTACACGTTTAGCCCATGGGCATTTACTTTTTAAATCAGCCCAGTTCTTTTCAGCATTGGGTTCATCATACGAAATGTATACTACATCAAAATCGCTTACTTTATATCTATTAATCATTGACTGTCCTATAGCTTACTAACATCTCTAAATTATTTCTAGATATGAGAGATATTTGTTTTGTGTTAATGTATTCTGGTATATCGAACTCATGTTTTCCAGTTGATTGAAAATCAATTCTCTTTAACATTTTTGAATATTGCCCTTTGGGTGTAACCCAAATTGTTTTCTTATCAGGAAGACTACCTTTAGATTCTAGTTTTAATTTCCTAGTATCCACGTTAAATTCAAAATTAAATAAACGTTTAGGATTGTACTCATTGATAAGATGAACACGGTTGGAAGATGACATAGCATCTTTACTAATATTTATTAATTGAGGAGGACTCTGACTACAGTCTACCATCCATGCTTTTAAGCTACCCTCAGATAGTTCTACATACCTTTCTTTGCTTACTCTAATAAACTTCTCATCTTTCATATCCTCAGATTCACGAGGACTTAATAAAAGTATTTGTCCAAAGTCGTTATGGTAAACCCTATGCTGACTAGCATTAGTAGTAGGGGTAACGTCCATACTAAACAGTTGATCAACTAGGGACTGTACATCTTCTTGTTTCATTTTGCTAGTTCCTCTAATCGGTTAATATGGTCATCTGTAAGCCACTTCTTAACGTGATAATGTAATGGCTTTGTTTGTAAGTAATTGTTAATAAAGCATCTGCCTTCTTCGTCCCAACTATCCATTAAGTATTCTGTCCAATCTAAGTCTTGTACTTTATAATCTAATAGTCCTTGACATTTACTTTTTAAGTGTACAAAAGTAAAACTAGGAATAGGTTTAACTTTATCTTTCCATTCTAATAATCTAATAGCAAGTCCATAAACTTCATCTGTAGCAGGCCAACGTACTTTATTGTGTCTAATATATTCCCAACTATAGTCGTCCCAATTTTTAAATATGTCTTCACATAAATTAAAAAACTTTCTTGCTTCTTTACTTTGTCTAAAATAAGTTAAGGCCGCGTATCCTCTGTATAAATTATTTCTATCAAACTGTTTACTATAATAACTTACATCTGCTTTATGTCCTTTAAACGTAATAGGATTGTTACACATTTGTACAGGAAAGCGTCTAGCTAATATATTCCACCAGTCGCTGTGATCGTGTGTAAACAACATATCAGCATCTAAACAAATTGTTTCTTTGTAAGGTGTCATATGATATGCTTTCCACCAGTTATGTAATTTCCAGTTATGAGGTAATGCTTCGTCTGTCCAAGGAATAGTAACTACTTCATCAAATACTTCTTTGTAGTTTTCTGGCAAACGTTTTTGATCTTCTTCTGTCATACCAACTGCTAGGTATGGTGCTTCTGTTTGACTTGCTTTTAAACTTAAAGCTAAAGCATAAGCCATTCGAGGATAGTCACCAAACTTCTCGCTGTATTGTGCTATTGTAAAAAAGCCTCGCTGTCTTTTATATTCTCTAGCCATAAAGTTCTACAAACCTATCGTAATATTTTTCTATTTCAAATTTATTCAGTAAATGAACATTTGTATCTTTTAATCTTACAGGACCTTCGCCTGTGTTAAGTGTTATACTTCCTTTGTTTACTTCTATAATTGATTCAGGAGCATAGCTATTAATTTGTCTTGTAGGTAACGGTTTCATCCATCCATCAGTATGTCCGTTTACAATATGTGATGCTATAGCGGCCGTTAAATCATTTCTATAAAATGTATAAGGACTGTTATACGTTGTAGTATAAAAGTCATTGTTTTCTTTTATTTCTTTTGCTACTGTAAACCATTGTTCTGTTTCTTCACACTTTCTAAAGTAACATACAGTAAACCAATGTATATTTGGGTAACCATCTGTAATAACTTGTTCGTAAATATGTTCTTGATGTTTAGCAGGAGTTCTGCTTGTTGTGTTCATTAGCATAGGTTCTACATTTTCCCATACATTGTTTAATAATGAATTTTGTATTAAGTAGTCGCTATCTATTAATATAGTTTCGTCATATGGTGTTAAGTCGTATGCTAATAGTCTATCTAAGTTATACCAAGTTATGTCTTGTCGTTTACCTTCAACGTAAACGCCTCTACCATTAACAATTTCTATATCATTTAAGAATATTACTTTATCCCAAACGTCACTAGTGTTGTCTTTATAATCTTCTTCAAATGTAATTAAGGAAATAGGAACATTAAGATAATGCTTGGCCATTAGCCCAGCCACCTCTGCCTGCTTTATATAATTAAACTGTTCGTTATTTTTGGCAAATATTAATAGGCCTTTAGTCGTCATAAGTTAATATCTCTTCTACACTTCTTGCTGTTACTATTTTATTTTGTTCTGCTATAGCACGATTTTGTTCTTGAACGTAAGTATCTAATATAAGTTTCATAAAACTTTTAACTTCTATTTCGATTGGATTATTGTTTCTGTCGTCTATGACAGCTTTTTCGTAACCTTTACGTTCGAGTAAATCTAATAAGTTTAGTAGTGTAGGATTGATATTAAACATACCACCGTTATGCCCGATAGTAAGTCTTTCGTCTTTTAACTCTTTAAGTAATTCTAATTGACGATTTTGGACTTGTCTGTAATTTGCTTGTTTGAATAGATCTGTTGTTTCTTGAGTCATCGATTTCCTTCTTCTATAAACTAAAAATAGCGAGTTGTGATTTAACACATACACTCGCTATTATATAGTCTTTGGATTAGGGTGTCAAGTATTTTTTATTAGAATGATTCCGTAGTAGCAAACCCAGGTGTAGCAATAGTGTACACACTTGATTTTCTTACTGTAAAGTCAGCCTTTGTACCCGATTCAACTGTATCAACAGCACTTGGTGCCGTTGGAGTATGTTGATCGTCTAAAGTAATTTGGAAAGTAACAACCGCTCCACTTACTTTAGCTTGAACTAAAACATCGTTGGCACTATAAGCACCTGAACCAATGTTAGTTCCTTCAAAAATTGTTTGGTAAGATCCATTTAAATCATAAAATCCAACCGTTGTACTTGGTGTTCCGCCTGAACCTGTTCTTGTAGTTCCAGTATAACCCATTTTGATAGTTCCTATTGAAGTATCAAAAATAGCGTCCCAGTTCTGTGACTGTGTAGTTGTAGCTGTTGGTTGGTCCAAAGTAATATGGAGTTCACCACCAGTATTAAAAAAGTATCTAGCCGCGGCCGCATCAGCAAATGTAACTGTTACATCTGTATTAATAGCCGCCGTGCCTACTTCACCACCCCAAGCACTACCTCTTGTTGAAGTGTGTTGTGATGCTAATGTAGTTTGTTGACCTGAGTCAACGTTTTGGTAATTTGTATCAATGTTAGTGATTGCTGTACTTAAATCGTATGAGTACGAAGCACCACCAATTGTTTGTGATCCGTCAAAAGCGTGGATCGTTCCTGAACTTGCTGGATACCCTGTATCAGAAGCACCAGGAATAGCTACTGTAGTACCTTGGTGGTTTGCCGCATTGTTAACAGCGCCTAATAATGCTGTCCAATGTGCCGCTGTAATCTGGTCCGTAGACGAAACTGTAGACAAGTCTGTTTGTCCATATCCCTTACTGCCAGATCCTGCACCAATTACTCCATTTACGGTGCTTACAAAAGAATTGTAATCACTCGCTGTAATTGTATTACTCGATGAATATGCCATTTTTTATTTCCCTTAATCCGTTTTAATAATTAATAATTCATTAATTAGCTTACACTAATTAATTATCACAAAAGCTTCAACAGTACCCACATTATGAGTATTTTTGTCTTTCAACGCTCTGCCTATACAATTGAAATAGTTTGCTTCGCCTTCGAGTGCGGATCTAGCTATTCCATTACCAGCACTTACAAGTCTGTCACCTTTAGTAACTTTACCTGTAACTCTGACTGGAACTCTTCCACTTACTGCTACAGCAGGATGACTGGCGTTGCTTCCTGCTTTAGAATTCATTAAGTAAGCTGGTCTTGTTGAAACAACACCAAACACTTTGTTACTTAATTCATCGTTAACTTTTGTAATTTCTTCTGCTCCACCTAAAGCAACAATAGTACCTGGTTCAATATGACTGTCAGCCGCAAATCTCTCTGCCAAGTCAGCGTATTGTGCCGATGTACTTTGCCCTTCAAATGTTGTAGCAAATACTTGATTAAACTTTTTACTTGTACTACCTAAGTCTCTAGTGTTGTTAGCGTCTGGTACCAAGTCACCTTGTATACTAGCACTACCATCTCTTAATACAGCACTACCACTAGCTGATAATTGAGCGTCTACATATTGTTTAGTCGCCGCTCCAAGTGTATTTGTTGGATCACCTGCTAAAACTAATTTAGCTGTAGCACCATCAAATGTTGCTACTGTAGTTGGTGTTCCACCATCGTTAACTTGAATAATTAAGTCGCCGTCTGATGTTTGATTAGCTATTGTTACGTCACTTCCTGATACTGAAATTTTAGCATCACTGTCAGCACCAACTGTAAGACCTGTATCATTTGATATACCTAATGTTCCTGAAGTAGTATCATTAGTGTTTGATCTTAAGTAATTTGCCGCCGCTACGCCACCTAAAGCATCTGAGTCTTCAGCTGTTCCATGGAACTTTGCTGTACCCAATGTGGAGTTAACATTGTAACCTTGCTTAATAGTAGCAAAGCCTGATATTGAACTGTTAGGTGTAAACGTTGAGTCTTTTGAAATTATAGCAACAATAGTGTCACTTACATACATTTGAACTACAACGTGATCCGTAGCACCTGTATCTGTGACTGTAGTAATAACTGGACCAGATTGTCCAGAGCCTTGTGTAAACGCTGGACCAATTAGTGTCCATCCGCTACCATTGTAAACTTTTAACTGAGTGTTTGTAGTGTCCCACCACAAGTCACCAGTTACACCACTTGCTGGTGTAGAACCAGAAGCAGTTGAACTTGAAACTGTTTTAAATGTAGCACCAGTATAAACTTTAAGTAAACTGTTGGTGCTATCCCACCATAACTGCCCTGCTAAAGGACTGCTTGGTGCTGATGTATTAGAGAAATTCTCTAGTAATTTTACGAAGTTCTCATTTAATAGCTCGCCGTAACCACTATAGTTCTTACCAATCATTATTAGATCAGTTGTATTATCTATAGTACCGTCACTGACAGTAGCTAGTAAGGCTCCGCTTGTTTTGTTAACTGTATATGCCATTTATGTACTCCACACTAGTATTTATTATCGTAAGCATTAATTTACGCTAGACAGATTAGTTAAAGTTTGAATTCTTACAGTATATTCGATCTCAATTAAGCGATTTAAGGACTTTTGTACGGGGTGAAATACCACATGAGTTAATAATTTTCCTGTATTAACTGTTCCAACCCAACTTTTTAGTCCTAATTCGTCAAATACATAAGTTCCATCAAAGTTATTAGTATTATCAAATGCTGATTGATCTGATGGTTCGCCGTAATCTAATAGACAGCTAACAACAATATCTGTATAAACAGTACCCTCCACGTGGGTAGTTGTAATCTTATTTCTGTTAGAGTCATTATTTAAAGCTGATAATGTATCTACTACTTTGTAATATGTTTGGTTATAAAGACTGCTATTTGTACCGCTGTTATTAGCAGGTTTATATGTAATTACTCCAGTAGGATCAACACTAGTACCGCCGTTTCCTAAAGCTAATTCATGAATAAATCCTGTTGTCTTATTTGATAAAGACAATGCTAATGCTTCACTCATATTTTCAAAGTGTATAGCATTACGTTTATTCACAAATTCTTCGCCTGTTTCAGGGTCAAATATACGAATATGGCCCTCAACATTCACGTTACCTGTGTCGTCTGGTTTTTTATTGATCTCTTTTTCTGTGTTCATATCTTTACTATCTTCTTTTGCTTTATTCATATATTTAGCTCTTTATATAAGTTGGTTTTTCTATTAAGAACTTTGCTTGTAAAGTATTTGAATTTTGTAGGCCAAGTCCGTCACTAGGATTTCCACCTGATACTTTATACCAAGTTTTGTCATGTGCTGACGGTATTTCTTGTCTTCCACTCATATCTACTACTTTACTTCCTTTAGAGTGAGTTGCTAGTACACCTGTTCCTCTAGTTCCTCTTCTAAGTCTTGATAATTTCTTAGTAGTAAGGTCTAGTTCCAAGTATTCAATCCTCTCACCATTTATATACACTACACCAGGTATAGCTTTATCTATATCTGGCACTGGTAATCTATCTGGATCAGAAACTGTAATCTCTGAATCAGTAGATTTTAGTTCTGCTCCTAGTTCGGTTGTATTATCTTTTGCTAATCTGTAATAATAATTTTTATCAAATAAATCTTTAAATATTCTAAATCCTAAAGCTGGTTTAATAATTTCTTCTGTAAACTGAGTTATTATTGTAATATCACTAGCATTCAATGTCTCAGAAAAAACTAATTTGCCACCTTCAAGTTTATAGTCTTGGTTTGGTAACATTTTAACACCGTTCTTAGTAACCCATAAGTATGAAACATCTACTGGTGTTGTGAAAACATTAAATTCTGCTATGTTAACAACACTGGCCGTTACAGCATCAAAGCTAACTGTTTCATATCCTCTAACGTCAAATCCAATATTAGTTGTAATAGCATTACTACTTCCACCTTTAAATGTTTCAGTTGTCATTTTTAAGTTATCATGATTATTAAATGTAGTAACACAAACGGAATCATTACCTGTCCAAGTTCCGCCTGTTATTGTAAGCGAAGTTGCTGATGATAAAATATATTCAGCATTTGTAACATCTGCTACATCAATTTTAGAATTAGCCGGAGGTGCCTCATCTAACTTAACAGCTTTTATTGTACTATCAGATCCTTCAACAATACTATAGTTTGTAGTTTGTACACCATTAATATAAACTCTAGTATTTGCTTTTACTAAAGTAGAATGGTCTATGTCTGCTGTTGTAGTTAAGTCATATGTCGCTGTACTTGAATCATTTGTTAAGTATGTAAACACTGGTGGACGTAATCTTTGTCCGTTAAGTTCAACAATAATTTTATCTACTCTTGCTAGGTCGGTGTCTGATCCATCAGCTAATGTAAATGTTCTTGTGCTATCATTAACAGTATATTCGTCAACAGTAACTTTACTATATGTTCTTGTTGAACTTTCAGGAACATCAAAAGCATGGAAGTGAACAAGGTCACCGTTACCTAAAGATGCTACTGCCGGTGTCCAAGTTGTTGTAGTTCCACCATCACTGCTTGATAATGTTCCTGCTGTTGCATGACCACCGTTAACTATAATAAATGTTTGTTTGTTTTCTACAAGACTATAAGAAACAGGTAATACTACTTCTGTTTCTCCACCACTTGCTCTAAATTCATAATCTAATAATAGTTTGTCACCTGTAACACCAAAAGCTGTTATAGAAATAATTTCGTTATTAGCTGGTGCTGTGTTAAGTCTAATAACACCATCTGCCCAAAGTACAGTATAATTACTTGCTGATATTCTACCTGATGTTTTCGAGTACACAAAAAGCTCTTGTACAGATGAGTGGAATAGATCTGGACTTAATCCAGTAGTGGATACATTACCAAATTTAAATACTTTATTTGATCCGTCACCTTTGTAATTAATAACACTTATAGGCATACCTAAAGCACCGTCGCCATCAGCATCTCTACTCGATGCTGTGAATACGTTAATGTTTAGTGTATCAAATACTCTGCCTGGTACAAACTCTTCTGGAGCGTGAGAACTGTAAGCATCAACAAATTTGCTACTACCATCAACAATAATATCTTCTGGTCTTAGTCCTAATTGTGTATCATCAAACTTACTTTGCATATCTAAGTCAATGTTTTTATTGCTTAATACAAATCTTCCATCTTTGTCTACTTCAAAGTTATCAAACTCTTGTGAGTCAAATCCACCTTTGTCCATTCCTGGATTAGCTGTAAACAATGGACCTTCAACTTTAGTTCCTGGGTAAGTTATACCTTTAAATATTTGTCCTAAGTCTTTTCCGTCTTGTCCAGCTTTTGGAATATAGTATGCCATAGTTCTATCCATAGCATTGTTAAATGTAGCATCTTCTTTAACAGTTAATTTAGTACTGTCAAATGTTGTTCCTGAAGTAAAGGCTTCATTAACTGTGTATGCTTCGCCGTTATGTTGAATTATATCTGCTGTTGTATATTCAGTACTAGCTTTCCATTCTTTAACTGATGAACTGTATCTAATTCTATCAAACTTAATAGTTTCTTTAATTTTTCTAGTTTGCTCGTTTTTCATTTGAGCATGAAGTATACCATCTAACGTTGGACTACCACCGTCTACTGTTATTGTTGGTGCTTTTAAGTAGCCACTTCCTTTGTTTGTCATTGTTACTTCATTAATATGATTGTCAATAATATCACAAGTAGCTGTCGCTGTAATACCACCTGTAACTAAAGTACCGTCTGGATTCTTAGGTGCTTCAATAGTAATAGTAGGTGCTGTTTGATATCCGAAACCCCATTTACTAATAGTTAAGTCGTCAATATAGTAACTGTGATTTTCTTTCCACATTTTATATTGATTACTGTTGTTGATGTTTGTAATATCATGACTTTGTTCTTTGTTAGGCGACCTAAATGTTTTAGTAACTTTATCATAACTACTTGGTAAGTCAAAGTCAGTAGTGTCACCTTCGTAAGTTTCTAGTTTATTATAACCTAATACATATTCTCTAACATTAGAGTGATAAGGTTTTACTTCGTTAATATATTCTTTAACAAACTCTTGGTTGTCTCTTTGGTAAGTTGGAAACTGATCTAATGCTCTTAATTTATGTTTAACATTTACAAAACTAGTTTTGAATATCCAATCAACATAAGGTTGTTCTTGTAAAGCAAATCTTAATAGAACAAACATTAATTTATTGTGTTCATCTTCTAGTGGGCCAACTAGTATTTGTTCCTTAACTGTTTCAACAATTCTTCTTGTTTCAATTTGTGGTTCTAAGTCAAGTAAATTAAAGTCGTAACCATCAGCATCATAACCTAAGTTAGAAGTAATGTAATCGTATACAGAAGTATCAAATTCTATTGTACCGCCTTTTTGTCCTATAAGGTCGTACTGGGTATCTTTCTTACAATATAGTGACCATTGAGTACCTGTTGTAATTTTAATAATACTGCCATCAATCATTTCAGTTTTGTAAACATCATTGAAGTTATCAAATCTATAATCAATATTTGTATCAACTGAATATCCTGTATCGTACCAATCTATAAGTTTCCAAAACTTTTTAGTATCGTAACTTTGTGATCTAGTTCTTAACCAAGTTCTGTCGCCTTGTAATGTGTGTATGCTCCAACGACCGTTAATATCTGAATCTGTTTCAACTAGTACTTTATATCCCGGATCGTGTAATGCTTCTCTAACATAACCTAGTTCAGTAAATGTTAAAACTTTTTCATCATATAATCCTGATGTTGATTTTGGTAACGGCTCTTCGCTGTTTAACAATGTAAAGTCTAAGTTGTCTGATATGTTATATTTCTTAATAACATTGTTAACATAAGATGTATATTCTTTCATAGCAAGATATCTATTCATGAATACACTTTGTCTTGGTCTAATTTTAATTCCGTATCTGTCTCCAGCACTTAATTTAATGTCTGGAACTTTATTACCTTCTGAGTCAGCACCTGCTAAACTATCTTTAATTTTTTCAAACAGTTCACTTGGTATAGCACTCTTAGGATTGTTTTCTTGTACTAATGACCACTCTGTGTGTAATGATTTATCATTTGGTTTTCTATCGTAATCAACAGCTAATACAACATTGTCAGCTTCTAAATACTGATCACAATTTGCTAATGCTATTGAATTTTTGCCTGTAAACATAGCAAATGATTTTTTATTTGTTATAGGGTCTACAATTAAATTATAAATCTCACCTACACTTAAATTTTTACTAGGGTGTGCTTCAACTATTGAAGTTGCCCAGAAATAGTATTTGGTTTGTAATTGTTTTGTAACATCATTTATACTTGTTATTTCTACATAAGCACTATCGCCATACTTTGCTGTTCCGCCTGTGTATGAGCTAGGCTTAACTGATGATTCAACCCATTGACAAATTTGTATCTTACTACCTGGGAATACTCCTCCCCAGAACGTACTCTTGTAATCGTCATTGCCTTGTTCGTATTGTATAAATTTAACTTTACTTAAATCCCACCAAATTTGTCCTACCCTTGTAGGTTGCCAATAGTTACTACCATCGTTAACACTCTGAGTTCCATCTGTATAATTGTAGATAGCAGGATCAAATGATGTTTTAAAATCTATTTCTTGTTCAGCTTCGCCTATAATTTTTCCTTTTAACGGATCAATATAATCTAAGTAAGTTAATATTTTATTTGTAGCGTTATTGTATAAGAATACTTTGTTAATTCTATCTACGTCAACTAGTGTTTCTTCTTTTTCGTCGATAGCAAATAGCTCGCCTGTTTTATTATAATGAATTACTCTACCAGTATCAGTTGTTCCAAATGAATGATCGTCTGACGGAGAACCTACAAACACACTATCTTTACAAATAGCTATAGAATAACCAAATTGGTCGTTAACATCTAAGCTACTTGTATATAAACTGTCTGCTTCTACATATCCTGATGCTAGTTTTTGGAATATATGAACACTACCTGTAAAAGTTTTTTCAGAAGTAAATCTTGTAGCATTTCCATCTAGCTCTGTTTTCTTAGCATCAAAGTTTGTTCGTACAGTTGTTGATCCTGTAGGACAGCCAACTACTACTTGTTTACCTTCTCTACTAATTTCAATAACTTCACCAAATTTAAAGTTAGAAGAATCTTTGTTTAATTCTATTTTTTTAGAACCTGCAAAAGCGTGTAGGTTTAAGTCTTTGTGTAAGCTACCTGTTTGATCACCTGTTATGTGAATACTTCCTTTACGAGGATTAGAAGATGTTATTGTTAAAACACCATTACTACCTGTTGCTGTGATACCAGGAATATTCTTATCGTTAATATCTTTTATAATTTCGTCTAAGTCAGTACCTGTTGCTGTAACTCTGTAACCATTTATGTACATTGATTGGCCAGTTGTATAAGACCCTATTGTTCTTGTAAGGTAGTTTACATTATTTTCCCATTTTTCTGTACGTTCAAATATTTCTATTATACCTGAGTTTTCGTTAAGTCCTTCCTTTTCAGGAACGCCAACAAATATTGATCCAGCTTCTTCGTCAATTCTAACAGCACTTGAACCAAAGTTTCCTTCAGCCTGTGGCCAGTTAGGTGCTAAACTATGTAGTGGTAAAAAGTTCTCAGTCCAAACTGTTATCTCGTCACCTTTAGCTGGTGCTGTAGTAAACGATATAGTAGAAGTGCCGTCAACTTTAGCGTAGTTAATTGTGCTATCATCATTTTCTCTACCTACTAATACTCCGTTTTGATATACATTGTTGTTTACCATTCCAATGTCACTTGTTGTTACTTGGAAGTCTTTAGTAGTTCCATCACCAGTAAATGCTTCATAGTGTCTTGCATATACTTCAACACTTCCCATTCTTGTAACAGAATCAGCACCTACTACACTTTCATTTGGATTTCCAATTACAATGTATTTTCCACAAGCATCAATATCTAATGAATTACCAAAGCCGGCTATTGTGCCTGTTATTGAATGATTCATTACCCAGCCATGTACATCACTAACACTAATTGATTTTCCTACAGCTGGTGCTACAGTAAACGTAATAGTTCTAGTTGTACCATTGTATGAATAATCTCTGTTAGCTATCATGTCAACACCTTGTATTCTAACATACAATTCTTCTGCTTTATTAAGATGGCGATATGAGGCATCTAATATAAATGATGTTGTACTTCCATCACCAATAAATTCTTGTTGTAATGATTCTGCGTTTGTGCCTTGAGCTCTATGGTAAACAAATACTTTTTTGTCGCCTGGAGCTGAAACTATACACCATTGTCCGTTAGCACTCATTTTAACTTTAGTACCAAATTTAGCCGATGATGTTAATCCTGTCGGTTGATCTAATGTTCCTGCTAAGAAGCTACCACCTTTTGTATCTCTATAATAAAATAAAACAGCACCTTTACCGCTATTAGTATTAGGAGCACCTACAGCCACCCATCTTGTAGTGTCTGACCATTCTTCGTATTTTAATTGTCCTGTAGTTCTAGGTTCGTATATTCCTGTAGAAACACTTTTACCTAATTCACTTATGTTTGTTGCTGAACTTTGTATAACACCAAATTGTACTAAATCTTTTGGTTGTGGTGTGTATACATGAAACTTATTAAGTTCTGGCTGACCAACTACTAACCATTGTCCGTTATATTCAGAACACATAGCATCACCGAATCGTTCCCCTTGAACAGGTGCCAATGGTGCTAATGTTTGTTGTTGATCATATGATGTGTTTCTTTTAACTACATACCATCTTTTATCTTCGTCTTCGTCGACATAAAACTTGTCATTTAGTTGCCAGCCTAATTTAGGCTTACTAACATCTTCTGTATTTCTGTATCTAATACTAATAAATTTTAATATTGAAGCATCGCCGGCCTCTGTTGCTACTTCTTTAGTACCGTCTGTAGTAAACGAGTTTACATTTGGTACTGTTTTTACAACATATACACCATCACGTTTAGTACTATAATTTTTAATTGCTACAATATCGCCAACACTTAATGAATGTGTATCACTAGTAGTCCAAGTATATGTACTTCCGTCTTGTCCGCCATCACAGTTTATAACACGTTCACCTGTTGAATCTAAATACTTCATATCCCATTCGTCGTCAAGGTCTTCAGCTACCCATAAAGTGTAGCCTACTTTCATGTCTTTAACCATTGGCGATAACGTTGCCGCATCAGAGCCATAAAATAACGTAGCGTCAGCGTCTATTAATTTAGGATATCCAGCATTTGGATATAAATTATCGTAAAATGTTTTTTCATTGTGTCCTTGTACAAAACTTTTTCTTGTAGGAACCCAGTCATATGTAACATCACTAGGTGCTTTAAATAATTCGTCTGTAGTAAATTCAGTTTTACTTTCTATAGATGTTTTATCTTGTGTAGAGTTAACTGTTTTTATTACTTGAGGATTGTCTTTAAATCCTTCCTCGTCTAATTTAATTTCAACTCTAGAGTTAACATCAACAGCACCGTACTCAGCTTGTCTAATAGCCCATTCTTCATAGAAAGAAATATCACTACTAATCTGATCAAACTTACTTCTAACAAGTTTGTCAACAGCATTCTTTGTACCTTTTTCTTGTAGCATACCTTGATAAAATTTAACCTGTGAAACATCATCAAGTCCTATTTTATTAAAGTAACTTCTGTTCTGATAACCAATAGAACCTTTGCCGTACTTGTCAGTTTCACTTTCTAAATTAACAGCATTAACATCGTAGAAGCTTTCAAAGTTTCTGCCTAACGTATCAAAGTTAGGAAGTAGTCCTATCTTAAATGAATCTGTTTGTGTCCAGTGTTCGTATACAAAAAGGTTTCCACTTGTATGATTAGATACTGATGTATAATATGATCCTTTGTAAGTAACAATGTCTCCTCTAACGTAATCATTGTTTGCTAACCAACCAGGAACATCACCGTCATTGTAAATAAATCCTTGTGCTGTTAAACTTCCGTCCCAGCCACCTGTTTTAAATCCAACAAGTCTAATTCTAAACTGTCTGTTACCTAAGCTAGGTTGATAAATGATATCGTTAAATCGTGTTATGTTATTAAAAACTAAAGCGTGTTCGTATTCAACAAGTTTAGTATTAACAAAGTATATTCCACCATTGTCAGAATTTGGATAAAGTTCAAACTCGCCATCTTGTCTGCTCATCTTATAAGTGCCAGGACGCATCGGCTCGTAGTTTTGATTTAATACGTTTGTTCTTGCTTGACTATTTGATAAAGCGTCAGCAATACCAACATTTGTTAAACATCTAATTCTATTAGCACTTGGACTTATAGTAATAACTGATCCTTGCAACCAACCTTGTCTTGACCAATGTAAAAATTCCTTAACACTCATTAACCAGTTTGCTACAATTTTCTGTGAACCAAAATCTTCCATTCGGTTATCAAAGTCATAACCTTGTTTTGTTAACCAACGTTGATAAGCAAAGAAAAAGTCAGCGACATCTTGCTTGTTAGTAAACGTATGTCCGTATGGTATTTCTACTACTTTTGTGTCGTCATATTCTTCGTATTCTGTAACACGATCCTGACCAACATCATGAATTTTAAAGTTGCCATTTTTAATTGGAACGTATGTTTTAAACTTTGGATTGTTTAAGTCGTAACCATATACAGTAAACCCTGATGTATTAAGTTGTACAATAACACCACTATAAGGTAATGACTTAATTGGTCCTGTCTTATGAAGATGAATACTGTAATCCTCATCGGGAATATAAACTGAATTACTTGTACTTGTAGGTGATACTTGTTCAGCTAATACTTTAATTAACTTTTTATCTGTATACCCTTGTATCTTATGTACAAGTTTAATGTCTAATGTTTTTAAAACGTTTTGTAAGTTTGTAGTAACATTAATATTTTGCCAACGTAAGTATTCAGCAACAAAGTTACCACAGCCTTCGTGTCTGTCAGTTGGTATATCAACTTTTAAATCTTTAGGTTGTTGTCTTTGGTTTGTAGACAACATTACAATTTGGTCAATTAATTTATTTCTAACCATTTGACTCTTATTGAATAGTTGACTAAAATACTCTGACGGTCTAATTAAACTGAATAAGTGTTGTAAACTAAATGAGTAACTACTTGAATTTCTCCAGGCCATTTCAGCTGGACTACCATCGCCAAACTTCCATGAATGACTTGGTGACAAGTCTTCTGAGTTTTTTGTAATAACATCAATTGGTGATTTAATTTCGCCATGTTCAGTAACAGGCATCATAGAGTAAATATCTACTCTAGCATATTTTTCCTCTACTGTATATTCTGTAGTACTAGTATACCTATGTCCCTTTTCTACATCGTCCCATAGTACTTTATTGCCTGAGGTGTAAGGTGCTACGCCGTAACGGTCTTCCCACCAGCTTGGTTTTTCTGTCCAACCAAACATTTCCCAAGCCCTAGTGTGTGGGCTATATGTTTCGTAGTAGTGTAAATATAAACCTTTCCAGCCACCTTGTGGTAACAAGTTACCTTCTATTTTGTCTACAAAGTTTTTGTAATTCCATGTAAAAGAGTTATTAGCATTAAACGTTGTATTTTCTGTATACGGTATTCTATGTCTAGTACACCATCTTAAAAATTCATCTTCTAGTACTTGATTTACTTCAGCTACACTAAAGTTTGTTGTTCTCCAACGACTAGGTAAATGTGTTTTAATATCAAATACATTTTCTTCGTATGCTGTTTTACAGTTGTTATAAATTCTTTTTTCTAATTCTAATATAATAGCATCTCTAGTATCACCGTATGCTATTGTTCTACTGCCATCGTGTCCTACAATAACATTTTGAGTTACAGCATAAGTGTCATCACTTACAATCTCTGGTTTATACTTTGGATACAAACCTAGTTTAGTAGGAGTAGCAGGCACATAGTTTCCTAGTGTATTTGAGTAGTCTACTATTTTTAATGTGTCACCAATTGCTATTGCTTTACTAATTCTAACGTTTGAGCTATCAGTTTCAAATGTATATTCACTGCCGTGGTATAATTGTACATTGTTTAAGTAAACTAAAACTGCTCTATTACTAGAAACAGAATTGTTATGTACAGATATAATCTCGTAAGTTTTATCTCTATCATCTGTTATAGTATACGATGTTTCTGTAGCGTCAGCACCATATGGAACCATGTCTGATGTGTAAAAAGGAAACGTTGAACTCTTGTTAGAGTTTAAGTTTACCATAATTTTATCAACTGTGTCTTCTATTTCAGTTAAGTCTAACCCGTCCATTGTTTCTAAAGCACTTACAAATTTTGATTTGAATTTTTCGTATTCAATATTACTGTGTCTTAATGCTTCAACAAAATTTAATTCACCGTATTGGTTTAACAACATAGGTAAAATTAATGGTGAACTGTGTTGTAAAATTAGTCCTTCTGTTTTCTTATAATCTTCTAAGTCTCTAAGATTGTTACTTCCTTGTAACGACCCTGTAAAGTATTTGTTAGTTTCTACTAAAGCAGAAATGTGGTTCTGTAATTGTCCTAAAGTAATATCAGTAAACTTGTCGTTGTATCCATTACTTTCTAAGTTTTTAGGAATAGTATAAAATGCTTTTTTACTAACTGTCTTACTAATAAACTTAATAACAATACTATCAGATACAGCTAATGTGTCGTTTATTTTACAAACATCTAAACCTTCTATAACCTCAATGGAAAAGTTTGTTGTTCTTTTATTGTTAATGTAAACAAATACGTTAGGCAAAGCATTTGTTGAAGCTTCAACAGGAGCACCTATGTTATAGCTTTTAATTTTAGTATCTTTAACAGTATATTCAACTTGTTGGAATTGTCTACTTTTGCTAATACTTTTTGTCCAACCATTACTGTATGAAACTGTTTGATCGTATGGGTCATGTATTTTAACAAAGCCTGTTGCTGTTGCTTGAGAACCAACTCCAGATTCTTGTTTATAGTTAAATGTTCCGTTTCCGTAAATGTTATCAAATTGGATATCACCTACGTTATTAAATGTTCTATATTTGAGAGGAAATCCTAGTATGGTATCGTCCCTGCCAGAACCAACTGAATACTTAAATAATTCGTTTCCTAAAAAGTCACTTGATGGATAAGTTGCTTCTGTGTTAAAGCTAATACCTTCGCTATCAAATAACTTGTAATTAGGTGATTGGTTTACTGTTGTTTTCTTCTGTGCTAGAATCCATTCAGTACCATTCCACCAAAAACTTTTTCCTTTGCCTGAATCACCTTTAGAAATATAAATGCTATCGTTAGTACTAATAACAGTTCCTGAATCTTTTAATACTAATGTGTCTGCTGTCGAGTCAGCATCAATGTCTTCATAACTTACTTCCCAAATAGTTTTTCTAGTTTGTAAGTCAGCGTCTTTTGTAAAGACTACTTTAGTACCCACTGACAAGTTTGTTTTATCAACAAAGTAACCATATGATCCGTTAATAGTTGTTAAAGCATCTTTCTCTATTTCGTCTACAAGATCAACACCTGTTATTCCTTTAACACCATGGTTATATAATTCTATTCCTGAATCAAATTGTATGATAGGTCTAGTAGCTCTATTAAGTTCGTCTACGACAATAGTTGTTTTATTATACTTTGCTGTATTTGAAATAACGTCTTTATGGAACCATCTGTTAGATCTACTCCAAGCATTGTAATCGTTTGATCCTCTTGTTATAGTAATATAATCTTTTGTGTCTAAGTCAACTTCTGGTGTTGTTAATGTAACGTCAACTAGGTGAATTTTACTTCCTACACCCTCAACATAGAATGTATTGTTTTTATAAACAGTACTATTGATCGTACTATCAAAAGTTATTTTTAATCCGTTTGTAAAAACAACACCATTGGGTGATGTATATTGTGATTTTCCTAAAAAGTCTTCTGGCTCAATTGTTTCAGCATCAGCATCTACAATCTTAATAACACCGTATCCTTTTTTGTTATCTCCGTGTTGATAATATAATGTATCTTTGTTTGCTGTTAAGACAGGAACAATAGTAACGTAGCTTGTTTCTTGAGCTCTATAAAAAGTTCTACCAGCATACGTTGAACCTTCTACTACATTAACTCTATCATCATATGTTACAGCACTAATTTTATTAAGAACAAGTATACCATCTACTTCTGATATTTTCCAAATACCTATTCTATCTTCTTGTTTAACAGTACCATCTTCTTGAGCAAACCCTAATCTATCAAAAGGATGTTTGCTGTAGTCAGCTTTGAATGTCCAGTTGTCGTTGTCAATTACATCATTACTATCTTGTAAAAATATAACAGTTTTTCCTATCAACACTCTTTGGTCATCAATACCATTGTGTTGTTCAATTAAATCTTCTAGTCTACGTCCTTGTACATCTTTGTAAGGAATATTTGTTACAAGATTAACATCTGGTAATAGTTTAAGATTGTTTTCATAAAATGCTTGGGCGTCTAATGGCGGTACAGTAAATGTAACACCCTCTGAAGGAATATCTGCTCCTAGATTTTCTCTTCCACCGTTGTTTGTAACACCATAAATTTCTCTAGAACTTTTACTAGTTGTAATTCTTTGTTGGCCACTAATGTCTCCTGGCTCTGTTTGTATATAAAACTCATCTAAGTGATTTGTATCAAAAGTGTAGTTACCGCCACGTGCCAAATATAGTGTAGGGTTTCTACCTTCAAGTTCTGTTATGTTGTATTCTTCTTTATCAGCATCATATACAAAGTTGTAAGTTCCTGATTGTTTTACTTCTCCTCCTGAGATCGATACTGAAGCAGGCCCGTCTTTAAGCCAGTAATAACTTCCGTAGTTTATAAGAGGATCAAAGTTTACAAAGCCAGCCCAGTTATAAAATTCTTGAGAAAATAACTTGTCGTGGTCAGTAATATCAACGCCATCATCAGCTAGTTTATGTAATAAGTCATCGTATCCAATTAAGCCTTGAACAGTACTATTACTGTCAATTGTAGAATCTTTCTTTGTTACAATGGCCGGTTCTAGATTATAACTTTTTCTATAACCTGTTGATGGCAAGTAGTTGTCTTTACTTTTAAAACTTGGTGCGTGCCTACGTCCAATAAATCCATCAACCTTCAAAAGGTTGGAACTATTCATTAATTGGTCAAGTGTAGCACTTAAGAACTTTTTGTTACGTTCTGTTTGGTATGCTTTAGGTAGAAATGAACTTGTTTTTCTTTTGGCCATTAGTATCCGGAGCCTCCGCTAGTACTTGATGACGAACTCGCCGCCTGCGAAGTAGTGTCAACAGTAGTATCTAAACTTGATATTGTACCACCTGCTTGTATTTTACTTGCTGTTATGCTGTCAATAATTTCTACATCATCAACAGTAGCACCACTAATTAATATTTCATCATAGTTACTGCGGATTTGGAATAAGCTACCAAATACTTGTGATGTGCTCTTAGGAACAATAACTACTGAATTAATTCTTGTAGCTAAAGCATTGTGTAAGAAAGCACTTAATTCTGAGAAGTAAAAAGTATCACCAAAGTCCCAGTTAGCAATAGCAAAGTAACTATTAATAGCGTCTATTAATGCTGATTTAACTTCGGAATCACTAATACCTGAACCTGTATTTTTTACAACCTTAAATGATGCTTGTAAACTAGTGTCTGCTTTACTACCAAACAAAGGTTTAAACTTTGCTGAATGGTATATTAAAGTATCTGAAATACTTTTAGAATCTTCAATTGAACTAAATGAAGTTCTTAAACTTTCTGCTGTTGGCAGAGTAGGTTTAATAACCTTTTCAGTTGAATCTAAAATCCATTCTCTATAAGAGTCTGAATATGCTTGAGTTAAAATGTACATATCAATTATATTACTTGGGCTTGGATCAATACGTCTATTGTTTGGAGCATTGTGTTTGTATTGGAATTTCAAATCATTTCTTCCAACAAATACTTTATAAGCATTTTTAACAGCTGGTAAAACATTACCAGCATTTATTTCTGTGCCTGGAGAAACAGGAAACGTTGTAATTAATGTGTTTGTGTTGTCTCTTACTAGCTCTACAAATTTATTTTCTGATACAAGATAAAATACTTGTCCTTCGTTATACAAGTTTATAACTGCTGATACTTCTTTTAATGTTTTATATTCGTGGTTAACAGTTGTATCTACTATAGGTTGATAACGTTCAATATTATCATAATCTAAGAAACGTTTAAAGAAAACAAACTTTCTATCTTTTGCTGAACCACTAGCATCATCTGTTCCAACAATTTTAGCAAACATTTCTGGGTTGTCTGTAACACTATCATTATCAGCATCGCCAAATGTTACTTTAACTTTTGTATTATCTTTATAACCATCTACTTCAGTTACCATATCAGTAATGTCTAAAGGATAGTCACGTTCTAATGGACTATGACTAGTTGGTTTGTTATTAATTTTTAAAACTGTACATCTGTCTTTAATAGTACTACCAGTTACGCTATCATAAATTTTAACTGACTTATCAAAGTAAAATCTTGTTTCTTCTCTACTAGCAAAGTAGTAATCAAGTTGTCTACTTCTCATGGTATACGTTTCGCCGTTAGTTGTAAATTGTATCATCCAACTAGCATCTAATTTAGCACCAGTTGTTGAACCAGTATTACTGTCATTGTATTCTTTATCAACAGCAAGATTGTCTGATGTAATTGTATGCCAAGTGGCTGTATTGTAATCGTATCTTAAACCAAAGTCTTTATACTCTTTAATATCATTTTTAATTGCTGTTTCTAATGCTACAGGTAAATCACTTACCCATTTAGGAAATGCTTTTTCAACTGTTGCTCCTGTTGGAACTACTTCATTAAGTGTTACAGCACCAACGCCTGTTGATTTGTAACCAGCACCCTTTGTACCAATGCCGTCATTGTCTATTAATTTTATAGATGACCAAATGTCCGAACTTGCTCCTAAATGATTTAAGTCAGTTCCAAGCATCATAGAACCGTTTTTCATAAAGTGATAACCAGTTGTTGGTAAAAACTTAATCATACTGTTAAGTGATAGGTATTGATTTAAGTTTGTGGTGTTGCTAATTTGTAACACCTCATTGTTCTCATCAATAAAGTATCCTGTACAAGTTGTCGCTGTTGCTGTAACTTGTACCCATTTAGCTGTAGTTGTAAAAACCTTTGGAGCAAACTTATCTAAATAAAAATGATACATTTCTTTACTAGCAATATTTGGTTCTAGTACTGTTTTAATTGTGTTAATGATTTCGTTATCATTTGTAAAACTAAATGTATCTTTCTTATTTGTGTACTCTTTATAAAACACACCATCATCACTAAAGATGTTTGTGCTACTAAATTTTCCTGTGTTATCTTTAACATCTAAGAATCTACTAATACCACTTGATGCTCTATTAACAGCTTTTGATTTAATAATACTTGTAAATCTTGTTAATGGATAAATGTTATAATCTTCACCATTAATCATTCTGTTTTGTGTGTAGTAAGCCTGCGGTGCTAGTTGTTTAATTCTAGCCAATGACTCGTTTCTACTTGCTGTGTTAACACCTTGTTGAAGGCTTAATGCCAACGTCATTGTTTCTTGTTGGTTGCTTCTACTAACATAGTTAAAACTTAATTGTATGTCTTGAATGTCGTTACTTTTTAAAGCGTAGGTTGACCCAGCACTTTGTCTGTAGTAACATCTAAATCTTCCTTTAGGTATATCAGCAAATACACCGTCGCCAAATACTAATTTAATTTGGTCATTAACTCTTGATTCTACTGAATATAATTTTCTGTTTGATTGACTTAAACTATTGTAGATAACATTGGAACCACTTACTGAAGGAACTTTAGTCCATTCATCTCCTATCGAACCATCATCATTGATAGCATATAGCCAAACGTCTGTGTTATTAATATTATCAAAGTCTAAATCAAATGTTAAGTTAGGCAAACCTGATGTTAATTCAAAGTCCGATTGCCCTAGCTCACCTTGTTTAAAGTAAGCAAAAAATCCTGTGTTTGTTGAAGCATTGCCTTTACCATCTGTTCTGTATAACAAGTTATATGTTGATCCTGGTGTAGGTGCTTTCTCATAAATGTAATCTTGCCCTGCTATTGTTCCGTTAACTAATTCAAATGTAAATTCACCTGAGTTAACTGAAGCATTAAATGGCAAGTAAGGTTGTGTTCCTGGTATTAAGTTAAGTTCGTATTGCTGTGTCTTAATACTACCAATAGTTTTTTCTAATGCCGGCTTACCAACTCTTTGAGCAGATGTTAGCGAAGCATTAATAATAGTATTATATTGTTCTTCATAATCAGAATTAACTGGGTCATTCCAAAAAATTGTTCTTTCACTTAGATTATTATTATTAGAATCGTAAACTTCTTCTGTTGTGCTAACACTAACAATTTTTAGTAAGCCACTAGCAGGAGTATTTCTTTTTGGCTGATAGGATAGCAAGTTAGCCAATCGTAAAATTGAATCTCGTCTTTGTGCTGTTTCTAAAAAGTTTTCTCTAGCATTTAAATCTTGTCTGTACGCTAAACTTTGACCAAAGAAAGCAATTAAGTCAATAAGAGCAATATACTCTGAGCTTTCAGTAAAGTCGTTAAAGTCCTCAGGAAATTGTTTCCTTAGGTATGATATCATTGTAGTTCTTAACGTTTCAAAGTCGTAGCTTTGAAAGTCAGCACTTTTAAATGTCTGATATACCTTCTGCCAGTTTTCGCTGACAAATAAATTTGTTTGTCTTGTACTAGTAGCCACTTGCTGATGCTCCTGTATTTTCTGATCCTGAATTATTATTGTTTAATACTGTATTATATGAAATATTCGCCGCTTCTTGATTAAATGTAAGTAACATATCTTCAACCTGGTTAGTAGGAATGTATTTAAGTGTTATAGTAACTTGAATTCCATGTTCGTATGAAGAAGGAACTACTTCCAATATTTCAAGTCTAGGATCTGATCCAGCTATAGCTGTAATATTGTCTACTATTAAACCATGGGCTTCTTCAGTAAATGGGTCAAATAACATATCCCATATTACACAACCAAAGTCGGGTCGCATAACTCTTTCACCTTTTCTAACGTTAAGATTGTTAATTAAGTCTTGTTTAACTAATCTATAGTCGGTTAAGGTAACTGAAGCAAAATCACTTCCATTAGTTGAAAATCCTTTGTATATACTCATATAAATATTTATCGTAATCATTAAGTGAGTATATAATTTGTATGTTCGATTTTAAAAATATTAACAGTTTTCAGGTAGAAACGTCAAGCTATTGTAATCTAGCTTGTCCTTTATGCCCTAGACATATAATGGGAACCAGTGTATTAACGCCTGGGCTACGCCAAAGGCACATACGATCTCCACAATGGATTAAGTTTTTAGAGAATATGGATAGCGTTGTTACTGAAAATAATCCATGTAATATGGTATTTTGTGGATGTCATGGCGATCCTTGTATGACACCCGACTGGGAAGATATTATAATTGAAACAGCAAAGCGTCCTTATATTATTGATGTAGAAACAAATGGTAGCATACAGTCAGCTGAAAGTTGGGCTAGAGTAGGCAAGGCTATGGCAGAGGGTGAAAAAAAGTACCCTGGAATGGAAAAAGTTATAACATTTAGTATTGATGGTCTAGAGGACACTAACAAATTATATAGAATTGGTGTTAAACACGATAAAGTGATGGCCAATGCTAAAGCCTATATAGATGCCGGCGGTAAAGCTCGTTGGAAATATATAGTATTCAAGCACAACGAACATCAAGTAGAAGAAGCTAGACAGTTAGCAAAAGATATGGGCTTTTGGGAATTTGATAAACACGTTTCTACTAGGAATTTTGAATACAATCATGCTGAACTTGAAAAGAAAAATAAAGAAGCATTAGCCCATTTACCTAAAGACGAAGTAATAGGCGAACGTATTAAAGTAGAAGATATGTCAGATACAATAAAAGAACTATTACCTAGCATTGAAGTTGAAACAGATATTAAGAAAGTAGCAAAGATTAGAAAAGGAATAGAGCAACAAGAGTCAGATACTAAAACAGAATTAAACATAACTGAAGAAGGAGCAAAGATTTACAAAGAAGTTGTTGAATCGTCTGACTTATCAACTATAAGTTGTGACTTTAAAGAAGATAGAATGATGTATATTGATGCTGAATTCTTACTATGGCCTTGTAACCATATCGCGGCCACTAAACAAGAAGATATGACACACTTTAATAAACTTGTAAAAGAATACGGCGAAGGTTGGAATAGTTTACAAGAGCATACTCCAGAAGAAATATTTAATCACGAATACTTTCAAAAAGTATTACCTATGACTTGGAAAGATCCTAATCACAAACTTTGTACTTACGAATGTCAAGAAATGTGTGGTGGAGGAGTTAGTCAAAAAGCCTGGCAGGCAAGTACTAATAGAGAAGAAATTTAGTTGTGGCAAAAATGCCACAGATTATTCATTAGCAAATACTGTGGTTTGTGTTACAGCTTCAACTTTAGCATCACAAGAATAAACATCTCCAACTCTTGCTACAGCTTTATCATTAGCAAAAACATTTGAACTAGCACTTACTATAGCTGTTGAATATACCGGTGGACAATGTGTATGTGCTTCGTTTAAGTCGTCAAGTCTGTGTATACCATGATCAACAACAAATACATCTGAACTTCCTGATTCTGTTAGAATAGTACCAGGCGCTACACAAACAGCATGGACTGTATTAACTGTATCTCCTGATCCTTTTGTTCTTGCTATTAATGGCATTATCTTGTATCCTCAAATCCACCGCCTTTTGAAGCGTCAGTTTCTATAAACAAAGGAGAATCTACATCACTAGGCAATGCCCAATTTCTTTTAATAGAAGTAATCTTACCAGTACTAAAACTTTTAATACATAAGTTGTTTCCTTGATTACCTCCTAAGACGTTTACTCTTCTTGTTTTTTTATTATAACCTCTAAAGAAACCTATGTGTCCAGAACCCCCGCCGTAACTAAAAATAATAATATCGTTTTTCCTAACATTGTTCCAGTTACCAACACCTATTTCAACACCATAGCCTTTCCATGCTTGACTACTAGCTGATCTCATTGAGGCTATGCCGGCTTGGTCTAATGCCCAACTAACGTAGGCCGCACACCATGGATAGCTTCCTGTAGGATTTAATCTTGTCCAAGCAACACACTTGTCAATGTGAGGTCCTCTGTTTGACGGACTTTCTGCCCACCCGCCTCCTTTAGCTTGACCTAAGTGTCCCATAAGCACACCTTCTAAATCTCCCCAAGCACCTGTTGATGTTGCTACTTTTTTATCAGCACTACCATCACCCCATTCTGCTTTGTCATTTGATCTTGGTGCTTCAGGATCTGATGGTGTAATTGATTCAGGTATATGATTAAATTGAGGAACGTCACCGTTACCAGTAACACCTTCCTCTCCGCCTGTGTAATCTGATTGTGTATATGTTACACTCTTTGATGAAATATAACTAGTTTCACCTGTGCTTATTGGTCTATAATCTTCGTTAGGAGGAGTAATATAATAAGTTTCAAATTCTGAATATGTTCCTTCGTCTTTTTTCCAATTACTTGTTGGTACTAAAACTGCCATTATTGTGCTCCTGATGTCAAGTTACCTTGAGTATATTGTAAGTTACCATTATTATCTACAAAGACACTTTGTTGTTCTGTTCCTGCTGTTGTTTTGTCAACTGTAAATGCTATAGGATCTAAATCTTCGTGTTGATCCCATGGTTCGTGTTGAGGTACTCTTGCTGTAGGTAATGCTGTATCGGCCGCTAATGGTATATCAGCTTGGTGTACTGCTGGTGGATTACTTGCTGAGTTAAGGTGTATTTGTGTAGCTTTGGTTAAAATATTTCCACCGTCTGCTTCTAAACTAATATCTGCTGTTCCGTGTATCGACGTAACACCTTTACTAACAATATTAGTAGTTCCTTGTGCTACCATTGTTTGATTTGTTTCAGCATAATTGGCAAAGAATGTTCCGCTGTTCATTGTTGTACTTTGCCCAGCATTTGTTTTTAATGTTGTACCTGCTGTTAAGTTTGTAGACATAGCCGACTGAGCAACAATTTTTCCACCTGCTCCTATGTTAACTGTTCCGCCAACACTTAGGTTAAAGTTTCTATCTGCTGTTAAGTTAAAGTCACCATGTGTATGTAAACTTATTGAGTCGCCAGCAAAGATATCTATCTTACCTGACTTTGTCATTTCAATCCAAGAAGTACCTGCCTGGTTAGCAATATAAATTAAATCCTTTTCGTCATTAATTAATACTTGAGCACCTTTACCCGAACGTAATCTTATTAAATTATTTTCACCACCTAGTTCACCGTCGTCCATTGTAAGAGAATGTCCAGGCTTTCTAGATAAAATATCTAATTCACTAGCACTCAACCCGTATGGCTGTTTCTGCCATTTTTCTAATAATTCTGAATCGTCAGCTGGATCAGGAACAGGTCTTCCTTTTGTTGACATACCAACAATTCCTTTTGGAGCCTGTCTAGCAGAACTAGAACTTGTTGTTCCTCTAATTGTATCAAACAATAATCCTTGAGCATAAAGTATCCTAGTCATTAAATTATCAAAAGCATACTTAACTTTAGACAAAGCACCCATAGTTGGAGAACTAATAGATTTAAAATTCTTTTCTAGTACAGGAAATTCTATACCAGTATTGTACCATTCTTCTTTATCCGATTCTGTGAAAGCTATTTCTTCTTTATTCATAGCAACACCACGTCCGGTTGTTGTAACGTTAACAAATGGTTTAGGTATAAAAGCAATTATGTAACCTTGAGATCTGTTACCACTAGCAAATGTAACTAAACAGTTTGTTCCAATATCTGGTTCAGATATTGTCATGCCATAACTAGAACCAGCATCATGTTCTTCTTTAGATCTTCCTGAAGTTCCTGAACGATATGATGTAACACCATAGTGAGGTAAAGCAATAGTAACATCAATCCAAGTACTTGGATCATTTCTATTAATAGCATTACCTTGATCTAATAAAGCGACCGCCACTCTGTTATTTTTTGATGGGTCACCAACTGCCATAACTTCAGCAATATATGGACCAGCTGGTAGTTCACCTGCTCTATAGGCACCGCCGGCTTGTTGGGGATCTGTTTTAAAAACGTATCTTGCCATTAGTAAGGAAATCCTCCATTATCTCGATAACCAGTTGAACTAGATTTTTGTGAATCTTTTTTCACTGAATGATCAACTACAAAAGTTGATTGCCCAGGAACTGTAGTTATTGCCT